CCTTAGGCGAGCCTTAAGAGGCTCGCCCATCGATGGTTAGTAGTCTGTAAATATTGTTGTAGAACCTACCAAAACTAATCAGATGATTCACCCAAATCTGCTTCTGTGTCTTTAGTCATGTCAGACTTAATTGTTAGAGCTGGAGGAGTAAGTTTTTCTACAAAATCGTGGACTGTGCTCGCCAGTGTGTTTAGTCCATTGGCGATGTTATTGACAGCTTTAATGACATCTGATTCCCTAAGGTCGACGATTGTTGCAAAACTGCAGCCACCGATAGTTAAATGAGCATCTCTTTCTACTTTAAAGTTTGCCATTGTAAACCTCCTTAGTTATATTGTTAGGTTAGTGGTTAGTAGACTTATTGACAGAGCCTAGCAAAGGCCATTGATGGCTAATGCACTTAGAGACAAAGAAGTCCTCTGATGCCTTAAGTAAGTAAGCAAGCTACCAAGTGGCATGTCTTGCATCCCATCAAGCCTTAGCCTTCTCCCAGATGGCAACAGTGTCAATCGGCCGTTTGAGACGGCCAAAGATGCGACGATAGTCGCTATCATCGTCTTCGCAGAAGCCATGCTCCTTAGCATATTCGCAGGATGAGCAGCCAGTAAGGTAACGGATGCAGAAAGGGCAGCTAGCTGACAGGTAGCCTGGATAGTCATAGATCTGTTCGTTAATACGTTCGACAATTATGCGGACGTCCTCTAACGACCACCTGCGAATGGCCTCCTTGTCGGCCTCCTGAAAGTATGTGGAGGCAGGGAGGCCAGTTGCCGAAGCGATAGCCTCGGCCTTCAATTCCATTAGTTTGATTAATAGTTCGTGCATTGGTTACCTCCTTTCCTTAAAATTGTTGCAGTAGGCCTCTTTTGGAGAGACAAGGTGGCTACTAGCTATGATGCCAGCATCCGCCGTGTCGTAGGCACGGCGGTCAGCTCCAAAGGGAAGATATACGTATATCCAGCCTGTTTGTATAATAGAGGCTGGGCTAACGTAGTTGGAGGCCCTAAGCTGATTGAGTAGTGTCCCTTCGTCACCTCTAAAGAGGGCACACCCTACGAGGTCGTCTCTCCTGTCCTTCCTACAGACGAGACGGCCGTAGAGGCAGTTGGCACAGCGTTTACTTGGCATTAGTGTCCTCCCTTGTGAGCCTTTGGCTCGCTGCGTTAAATTTTTTAACATAGCGACCGTCATCAGTCAAAGGCTTTTGCCATAGACAAAGCCACTTCAAATGTTCGCCTATGGCTCACCCGCTATGGCCTTTGGCCATAACGTTGGTAGAGCCAGCGATAATTCGAATGTTCGTCTACGACTCACCAGCTGCGACGAAGTCACGGCCATTGCCATTATGGCCAATATACCACAAAACGGACGCTGTGTCAAGCGAGATGAGCCAAATTGACTTCAATTTGCGGTTATTTTGGTGCGAACGCACCAAAATGACTTCAATTTGCAGTCACGTTTGCACGCATTTGGCGTGCAAACCATTGAAATCATTGGAAATGACCATTCCGACTTCAATTTGCCATGAAGTCTGTCTGGTCTCCCTCTCTCTCTCTCCCTTCGTTAAATCATTTAACACAGAGGCAAGCCTTCGCTTTGCCTTCTTTCCCCTTTTCCTTCTCCTTTTCCTTCTTTCTAACTCTCTATTCCTTTCTTCTCTCTCTTCTTTCATTTTTTTTTTACAGCAGAGAGAGAGAGAAAGAAGATAGTGGTGGATAGTGGAAAGAAGAACGAGCCTCTGTGTTAAATGAAATGGACGGGAAATGGAGAAAGAGACCAGACAGACTTCACTGCATTTTGAAGTCAAAATGGTTTTGTTTAATGATTTCAACGGTTTGCGTGCATTTGCTCGCACAAAACGACTTCAAATTGAAGTCAATTGTGTCCAAATGGCTTCAATTTGCAGTCACAATGGACAAATTGAACGCAATTTGAAGCCAAATTGGCATTTACATTTAACAAAGGGCATGGCATGCCTATGGCATGTCTGCGGCATACCATTGGCCGTAGCCAAGGCCTCACTCTATAGTATAGAGAATGGCCGTGGCCTCGGCATTTGTCGCTGGCAATGCCTTTGGGCGAGCATAGCTCGCCCATCGCTACGTTAAAAAATTTAACGCAGGGCGTTTGGCCGTTGGTCTCTGGTCAACGGCTGCCAGCCTGCCAGGCAATTGGCCTGGCAGCCCAAGGTCAGGCCAGTGATCTGACTGTGGCCAGCCGTGCTGGCCAGCCTACGAGCGAAGCTCGCCTGGCCACCGGCCAGTCCTTGGCCAACTACACTAGCCAATCCATTGGCCAGAGGCTAGGCCAACAGTCTGGCCAATGGTGCTGGCCGTAGCCCTGGCCAAAGGCCAGGATGGTCGTAGGCCTGGCGTGCTAGGGCACGCCATAGGCCGTAGGCCAGCGGCATGCTATTGATGCCAGCCGAAGGCTGGCCACCGCTCTGCGTTGGCCTCGCCAACGCATTGGCCGATAAAAAGAAAGGCTGGCCTTTCGGCCAGCCTCCCTGCTGTCACCTACTTTGCTAGCTTCGCTAGCAATTCCTGCACCTTCTCAGGATTACTAACAACGAGCTTTGCAAGCTCATCGGGCAAGCCGAGCTTACGCAATTCCTGTACTCGCTTATTCGGGTCAGCCAATTGCCGACCAGCGTCCCTTGCGTGCAACTTGAGCCCCTTCTTCTGTAAATTCGTCAGGAACTCCTCCGACTGCAAGCGCAGCCATCGCTGTGCCGCAATCCTCCTCTCGGCCATTGCCCAATCTATGAGCTCGTCCCTAGAACAGCCAGAGAAGTCCATCTCTACAGGAATTTGATAGGCTACACCCTTTGGCAAATTGCCACCTGATACTCTCATAATGAATTCTCTTTTCATAGCAAACCTCCTTTTTAAGGACTTATCGTTAAACAAAATGCAACCTCGCCTTCGTTGAAGGCGAGGCGAGGTTGCGCTATTCCGCCTTAACCCAATAAGGCCCAAACTTCACTCTTAACTCTTCAACCTCTACGCCTTTTCCATCGCTATAGTTGTCTATAGCCATTAATCCGCAGTTATAGCATTTATACGTGTTAGGGTTCTCAGCCACCCTATACAAATCATGCCCGCAAAGCGGGCACTTATCAAACTCTCTTGAATACAAAACGCTTAAATCAATGATCCATAACATAACAATACCTCCTTGCTTGAGATTAACAATGAAAAGAACCAACCTTTTCACCAACGGTGAAAGGTTGGTTCGCAAAGCGAACCAGCCCCGCAAGGGGGATAGGGAACGAAAGCCGTATTAGTGTCCCACTCTCTCAAAATTTCCCAAATTTCTAAGCCCACCACTATTGCCGTCCTCTGCCGCCCTTTGGGCGGCAGCTGACGGCCGCTAGCAACTCCGTCGCCGCTGGCCTTTGCCAGCGCCTGGCTTTCGTCAGCGGTCGCCTCATAGAGGCTGGCGATGGCCACTGACTGTCACCTGAGTAGTGAATCACAGGCAATACACCTCCAGGTGGCCTTAGCTATGACAATGGCCCCTTGTCGATGGAGCTGGTGGACTGCCACTTTGCAATTCACCTCGGATTGGTCAGGTCAATAACGCTGGTGAATTGCAAAAAAGCAATTCACCTCACAATTGACGTCGACGTTGTCAGTGGCGACCACCTGGTGAATCGCAGGGCAATTCACCACTAGGTTGACCTGGCCACCTACAATGGCAACGACCACTGATGCCAAGCTGGTGAATTACGCTAGTAATTCACCTTGAAGCGTTTGCCGACATTGGCTTTGTCAATACTGGTGACGCAGTGCGTCACCTCGAAGCGACGCTGCCTTTGGCAGCGAGCGATGGTCGATGGCACTGGTACTAGTTGGGCCGACGAAGTCGGCCGCCGAAGGGCGAACATCGAAGCGGCGATGACCTTGATGTCGCCAGAGGCAATGGCAACGTCTCTAATATTATTGAAGACAATGAATGAAGCGGCGTGCTACGATTTTCAAAATTGTGCTACGCACCCGCAGATTTACCGACCTATTAGGGTTGGCATCTACTGTGTTAAATAATTTAACGCAGACGATGTAAACACGAAGTGTTTGCAAACTGGTGGCAGGCCGAAAGTAGGGCGTAGCACGAAATGACGATTCGTGTTACAATTAAAGGTAGCACCCCCCAGGGTCGGATATAATATACCAAATGTCAAATGAAATGTCAATGGAAATTTAAATTTGTAACCCATTGAAATTATTGACACGTGCCCTTCACGTGCACATAAACGGCCAAATTTCACGTTTTACATCAAATATGGCCAAATTATATTGGCCAATGTCCAAACGTCCAAATTTGACCCCATTACGTGCACGTGACGGCCATTTAATGCGTTGCCCATATCCACCAAACCGTCGAACCATCAAACCACAAAATTTACAATTGCTTCAACAATTGCCTTGACAATTGCCTCAATTTATGGTATTGTATGTCAAACAAACCAAATGGAGTCAACCGCTATGCAATCCATAGAAGCCAAAACTCTTAGGCCGTCCAACGACGACAGCGATTGGTTCGAGCCTGACTGGCACCTCGACAAGCGTCGTAAGCCTCCTTCTGAGAAAAAGAGCTGGAGGCCAAAACAACTATGGGCTCGTCACCATGAAATCAAAAGGCGTTTGCTACTAGGCCAATCCAACAAGCAGATAGCCGAGGCTCTCGGCATTCACCCTCAAACCGTCTCTTGGGTTCGCAACTCCCCTGTTATGCAAAAGGCCCTCAAGGAGCTAAACCAAAAGCGTGACGAGGCTGCAGTTGACCTCAAAAATCAAATTATGGAGCTCGCTCCACTAGCCATAAAGCACTATAGGCGCTGCCTCGAGGACGAAACCAACGAGGTCTATTCGACCACCCAGCAATTGAAAATTGCTGGCGATGTGCTTGACCGCAGTGGGCTTTCGCCCAAACAGGTAAATAGGCACGAGCATTTGCACGCTCATCTAAATGCGGCTGATATAGAGGAAATCAAGCGACGGGCACTAGAAGACAGCAAAAAGAGTGGCCTACTAACAGTCGTTGTCGAAGACAACGAAGGTGAGGGAGGTTAGTGTGTTAAATAATTTAACGCAGAATGCCTCACAAAGCGAAATCCAGGACATCCTGGTCGAATGCTATCGCAATGACAAGGTCTTTTGCAAGACTTTCTTCCCCGAAAGCTTCGATGGCCCTTTCACTACCCTCCACGACGCTATCTTTGACCTCATCAACTCAGATGCCCGCAAAGTGGCGATTGCTGCCCCTCGTGGTATTGGCAAAACTACAATCGCCCGCACTAAAGCCGCTAAAAACATGCTTTATCGTGACTCTCGCTTCATTGTCTATGTCTCCCTAAGCCATGACGCTGCTATGCTCCAGACCGAGAATCTTAAGCGTAGCCTCGTAGGCAACTCTATCGTCCGCAAGGTGTTTGGCCCTATCAAGCCCAAAAACCTTGACAAGGACTTCCAAGAAACCTTCTCCAAGCGTGCTTGGGTAGGCTACGAAACGCTTGTCCTCCCTCGTGGTGCTCAGCAACAGATTCGTGGCCTCGTCTACAACAACAATCGTCCTGACCTCTTCATAGTCGACGACCTCGAAGACGACGAACTTATCTCCAACCCCGAATATCGTAAGCAACTAAAAACCTGGTTTAATGCTGTCCTTCTAAAGGCCGTGAGCCGCTACTCCCATAACTGGCGAATAATCTACATTGACACCCTAAAACACGAAGACTCCCTCCTCCAAGACCTCCTCGACGACCCTGATTGGGAAAGCATACGGCTCGAACTATGCGACGACAGCCTCAAGTCTAATGTCCCTGAAATCATGTCTGATGAGGACATTCAAAAGGAATACGAATACCACGAGCGCAATGGCATCCTTGACGTCTTCTATCGTGAGTATCGCAACCTTCCAGTCTCCACAAAAGACGCTACGTTCAAAAAGGAATACTTCAAGTATTACGAACCCCAGGATTTGGAGGGCAAACTAATTGACTTCGTCGTCCTGGGCGACCCTGCCAAGACTGCCAAATTCCACTCAGCAGATTCAGCAATTGTGGGCGTAGGTATCGATACAAAAGGACATGCCATCTATGTTCATGACATTGTCTATGGCAAACTCCACCCCGACGAGTTCTACGACGAACTCTTCAGTATGGCCTTTCGTCTAAATGCTAGCGTAATAGCTGTCGAAGAGACAGGCCTCAATGAATTTATCAAACAGCCTATCAAGAACGAGGCTGTCAAACGCAACTGTAAGGCCGAACTTGTGTGGCTAAAGGCTCGTGGTGGTAGCCACGAGGAGAAGGGCAAAGACCGCCGTATTGCAGCTCTCGCTCCCTACTACCGTCTCGGCTACATTTACCACAATAAAGGCGTATGTAATGTCCTCGAGACTCAACTCCTCTCCTTCCCAAGGGCTAAGCGCAAGGACGTAATGGACGCCTTCTCTTACATCGTTGAACTTCTCGACATTGGCGACCGTTACTTCGAACCACCTGAATACGAAGGTCAAGAAGACGACGAAGATGCCCTCTACGAAAAGCTAGAACTTGAAAGTGATGAACCACTAGAAGGTTGGAGGGTTGCCTAATGCAGCAATGGGAAAGGAAATTTGAGAAACTTGAAGAAAAGCTCGATAGTCGCTTCGAGCACTTATCTCAGGAACTTAGCACTATCAAGGATAGCCTACAAGAACTGGCTGTCCAGAATGAGCGGATTGGTTCTCTAGAGGCCGAACAAAGGGAATTGAGAAACAGCCTGGTTTTACTAACAAAACCTAATGGCATAATCGCTGACATGAGACAATTCCAGGCCTCATGCCCTCGAGACAAAATCAAGAGTGTCCAGCGACACTTGATGGGCTTAACTATAGCCCTCGTAACAGGGCTTCTCGGAGTGCTTGGAAAACTCATGTTGGCTATGTATGGAGGTCACTAATGGCTGAGCAAAAAGTGTGGATTGGAAGTATAGGCCCTTTCCTCTATGACGACGAGGATGTGATGACCGATGAAGATGGTAATCCAATAGACACTCAATATGCACTCTACACTGAGGGCGAAATAAAAGCTGGAGTCGCATCTTCTAATATAAGTGATCCTGACTTACTCGAATTATCATTTACCCCAGCAAACTACACTCCAGACACTTCAGGCACTGAAGCTACTTCCACCTCTCAGTTGGCGGCTCACCTTAAGGGAATCGACAATAAATTTGGTGAGTTAGTGGGATGGAGTGGCACCTTCCAATCAGCCGATGGAAAGACCGTAACCGTCCAAAATGGCCTCATAACCGATGTATCATAAAGGAGTTTAAAATGGCTAAGAAATGGATACAAAAAGCAGTCAAAAGACCTGGCGCCTTCACTAAATGGTGCAAAAGCCGTGGCTACAAAGGCGTTACGAGTGCCTGTATTGCCGAAGGCAAAAGGTCTAAAAATCCAAGGGTTCGTCGTCAGGCCAATTTGGCAGCGACCCTACGTAAGCTTGGTAAGAAAAGAAGAAAATAATGCTGCGTTAAATCATTTAACATAGCAATGGAGGAATAAATGTCTAGAGCTTTATTTACAGCAGATTTTTATGCTGACAATATAATTGGAAGAGTTGATACTATTCTTGAGTTACTACAGGTTGAAACGGCCTTACTCAAAGATGGTTACTATTATCTGGTGGGAGGATTTCACTCTAAGGGGGATGGTGGCGGAGGGATTTTCTATTGGGATACTAATGAAGATAAATCTAACCACAATGGTGGAACTATAATTGACCCAACACAAACGTTTCCAAGTGATTGGAGTGACACTACACAACAGGAAACTTGGTTCACTGCTAGCGGAACTGGAAACGGGTGTTGGAAGAGAGTAGTTGGTGATTATGTAACACCAGAGATGTTTGGTGCGAAAGGGGATGGTGTTACTGATGATACGAGAGCGATACAGAAAAGTCTTTCTATGATGTCATATTTGCTTCTTAATGGCGATTCTGTTTATCTAATTTATGGAGAAATAAACATTCCGCTAGATGCTCATATATTAAGTAATGGTGGAGTACTTTATCATAATGGGTCTTCTAATAGAATATTTGTAGCTTCAAGTTTATCAGGTAGCATATTTAAAGGTTTTAAAATTAGATGTGGCTCTAATTCTATTTTGAGAAGTGTTTTATATGTGGAAAATGAATCTTCGGACGTAACAATTGAAGATGTTGATATTGATTGGAATAATGCTGGAGGAACCTCTTCTACATATAGACATGGAATAGATTTTACTAGTAAAATTACGAACTTAAGAATATCAAATTGCAAGTTTAAAAATGGTTGGATTGATACAACATATAACGCATCTAACGCATCAGACGATCCTGGGAATAATGTCTCGAGAGTAATATCAATAGCCTATGGTGAAAATGTAACAATTGTTTATAATTATTTTGAGAATAATTTTTGTTGTATATATGCAGGTAATATCACGGACTTATCTATTAAACACA